AAAACAGCGTATAATAGCTAAACTAACATCTCATTATTACAGGAGAGTGACAACATGAGTGAGATCACTGTTGATCAGAATGTTGTTGACGGGGTTGAAGACTCTGTTGACATGAACCGCCTTGAGAACTTGCTTGTTGACCTCAACAAGTCAATGAACACCGTTGACCCAAGTGTTGAGATCATCAGCAAGGGCGCTGACGCGATTGTTGAGCAAAACCGTCAACTTGTTGACGCGGTCGAGAAGTCAATCACCGCTATGGCTGAGAAGATTGACGCGCTTGTTGAGCGTGTTAATGCAATTGATGCACTCAGTGAGCGTGTTGAGAAAGGTTTCAGCGACCTTGCAGCGCAGCCTTTACCCGCAAAAGCGGTGACGAGTGAGGCTGAGATTGCACCCGCTGACGCGCAACCGGCGGTTGCACCGTTGAGCAAAGCAGAGGTCATCAACAAAGCGTTGACCGCTATGAACAACACCAATGACCGCGCACGCCTTGCGCAACTTCGCAAGGGCATTGCACAGCTTGAGTCAAACTTTAACCCCGCTGACGTTGCAGCGGAATTGTCACTTTAAAGGTTTTGAATATGTTACCTCAGAATAACCAAATGGTGAACCCCGCTGACCTTGTTCAGCTTAATGAAGCACTACGTAAAAGCGCCGGTCTTGTTGGGCATCAAGCCCCCGCAGTACCTGACGCAAACGCTGCGCTCTCTCCCCTTGTTCCTCAGTCAATCGAGGGTATGCTTTCAGTTGCAACTCACACCATGAATGAGATTGCACTTTGGCGCAATATCCCCAAAACCTCAGTCAGCAACTCTCTGCATGAGTATGTTGTTGTTGAAGAGCACGGCCTTGACCTTGACCCGTTCATTCAAGAGGGCGGCGGCGGTTCTGACTTTGTAACCGGCTCAGCTTCTTATGACCGCAAGTCAGTCAAGGTCAAGTATATGGCTGAGCGCCGTCAGATCAGTGACGTTGCTTCTATGGTCGGCCTTATCGGTGACAACCGCACCGCAATGGCTGAAGAGACTGAGCGCGGTACTCTCTCACTCATGCGCAAGGTTGAGTCACAACTTTGGCACGGTGATGAGTCACTCAACTCTGAAGGCTTTGATGGAATTATCAAGCAGATCAGTGACAGCGGTTCAAAGCTTGACCTTAATGGTAGCGTTCCGACTCCTCTTCTTCTTCAAGAGATCTTAGGTGAGGTTTATGCTTCTCCTAACTATGGCCGCCCTGACACCATCTATGTTGAGCCCCGCATTCACGCTGAGTTGATCCGTCAATCAACTGAGAACGGGCGGCATGATATGTTCACCCGTGACCCCGCGCAAGGCGTGACCTTTGGTCAAGAGAACATCTTTATCACCGCGCCCTATGGCAAGGTTCAAGTTGTAGCTGCGCCTTTCTTACACACCGCAAGCCTTGCACCGGCTGCGGCAATCGGTTCACAGTCTACTGAAGCCGGTTATGTTGCACCTAGCTTTGCAGTCACTTCACCGCTTGCGGGGTCAGCCCTTGCAGCCGGTAAGTACTTCTACAAAGTTGTAGCTGTTGGTAAGAGCGGTGCGCTTGCGCCTGTGACCTCTGCTGAGTTGACCGTTGGCGCGGGTGATGGTGTGACCATCACGCTTGATGCTGATGCAAACATCAACTACTACCGCATCTATCGTAGTGAGCTTAACGGCGCGGCGGCAACTTGCCGCATGATCGCCCGCGTTGCCGGTGATGGTACTAACTACGTTGACGGCGGGCAACACGCTTATAACTCAAGCAACATTGTCTTTGCACAGCACACCCCTGATGCAATGCAGTTTGTGCGCTTGCTTGATCTTATTCGCCGCCCGCTTGCAGAGACTGCAACGATCCGGCCTTTCCTCTTGATGCTTTTCGGTTCACCTGTCGTCAAGCTTCCTAAGAAGATGTTTGTTCTTGAGCAAGCCGGCTTCAGTTCTACTTCAGGCATTAACGCCAACTACTTGAACGCTAACTTCTAAGATAGGTGAGATGACCTGATGTGGTACTATAGAAGACGCTTAAGGGTTCACCCTGTCGAGATGACCGTGACTTTTGACGGTCAACCTCTGCGTGTTGCCGCTGACGGTTGTATTCTCACACCTATTGATGAAGATCTTGCGTTGAAGATGAGACGCGCCCCGCACATCTTCACCTTTATGGCTGACGCTGCACAACCCGAAAAGGTTGATAATACAAGCCTAAAAGATGATAATGTGAAACCTAAAAGAACGCGCAAACGGCGCAAGGTTTCTGAGGGGTGATCAACCGCCCCAATAAAAAGGGGCAACTATGTCACTCTCAATATTTGACATTATCACGGTTCAATCAGTTAAGAATACAACGGTTGCCGGTGTTGACTTGACCTTTGATGACGGCTCAAGTTTTCCTGATGAAATGTTTGAAAGCGCAATTGCTCAATCAGTTGCTATGATTGAAGCTGATCTTGGGATTGTGCTTGATGAATTCAAGGTGCAAGGTGAACGGCATGACGTTGACCTGATTGACCGTCATTCACATTATCTTATGAGTGTTGATCACCGGCCTTTGAAGAGTATTGACGCGCTCAAGATTAAGATTGGTAACAGTGGTGAGGGTGCTGAGCTACCCGCAAGTTATGCAACAATCGGTTCACATCTTCAGGGTCAGATTAACTTGATACCGGATAGCACAACCGCTGCAAGTTTACACTTCACTTCAGGTGTACCGTTCTTAATCGGTGACGTGTTCTCACCTTATTCTAAGTTTCCTCTATACTTCAGCATTGACTACACCGCCGGTCATACGTTTGACGAGGGGTCAGCGGTGATTGCTCAAGGTGAAGACTCGGTTGAAATACCTTTAAACACAACGGTCAATAATCGTTACTACCCTGAGATCACCATCACTGACGCGCAAGGCGGCGCGGGTCTTCGGGTGATCTCAACAAGCCCGTCAAGCATGACGGTGAAAGCCCGCACCGCGCCTTCAACCGGTGACCTTGCGTTTAATTGGTCAATCACCGACGTTGACCCCTTAGTTATCAGGGCGGTGCGTTTGCTCTCAGCTATGTTGCCGCTAAACATAGCCGGTGACTTGTTACTTGGTGCGGGTATCGCTTCACAGTCAATCAGCATTGACGGTTTATCACAGGCTGTTGCATCAACCGCGTCAGCGACTAGCGCAGGTTATGGTGCGCGGCTGATCAACTTTAATAGTGAATTGAAGACCGTCATGAAGTCACTTCGTGCGAAGTATGCCAAGATCAACTTTTATGCCCGCTGAGAGGTGTTTAAATGCTTTTACCACTACCTGAACGCACACTGACCAAAGGGCGAGTTGACTTTAGAGATGCTGACTTCAGTATCACTATTGCTCAAAAGGGTTTATTTATCCGGTGGTCACAATCAGCCCCGTGCCCTTGTGCAAGTAAAACCAATGAGCTTAATCTTGATCTTGATTATATCGGCGCGGGTGATAGCTCAATAGATACTCAATACAACCCCGCGTGCCCTGTATGCAGCGGCAACGGCACAATCTACCATTCACCGCAGACCATTCAGGGCATTGTTGCAAGCGCTGAAGGTGAATATCTAAATGCGCGTTTTGGTGGTTATCGTGACGGTGTGATAAACATCACGGTTGAGCCTGAACACTTGCCGTCATTTGGTGACAAGTTTGAAGTGCTTGACAGCGTGATGCTGTATCAAGAGACGATTGATGACAACGGGCAAAACACGCTTGCTCTGCGCTTCCCTATCATACCGCGCACAATGACCCTTGCAACCGGTGACGTGACCGTTGGTGTGATGTATGCAACATATTCTGACGCAACAACGCACCAAACCGCGGCGGCTGAGCTTGTTGAAGGTGTTGACTTCAATGTTGTGAACGGTGAAATAAGTTGGATTAACAAGCCGAACAACGCGGGCAAGTTCAGCTTCTCTTATTTCATGCACCCAACTTATACCTGTATGGCCTTTGCAAATAGTATGCGTGACACCCATATCAGGCGCAAGTCACTGACTGACCGCACTGTTGCTTTACCGGTGCGCGTGCTCTGCAAACTTGAGTTCTTAGGTGATAGTGATGTTTGATCTATACTTAATTCATATAATCGGCAACGCGGTGCGTTATTATCGAAGCGACCGCACGCTATTTGACCCGCTGCTACCTCATGTCAGCGCGGCAATGCGTGACCGTATGTGGGCAACCCTTCAAAACCTAAACGTGTCTTTTGATGCGGCTTATAACGCCCGCACCGCAAAGCGGCTGCCCTTAATCACGGTTGAGAGTTCAGAGCAATTCTTTGATGAGCAAGGGCTTGCTCAAGTCGCAAGTGAACACGTGGATGATGACGGGCAATATGTGAGGCTCAATCACATATTCACTTCACAAGAAGCCACGGTGAACATTTACGCTGACAGCCTTGAAACCGTGCGCCTGCTTGCGCTGATTGTGCAAGCCGGTATGTTGCTATTTCATGACGTGCTTGTGAAAGGCGCGTTTCAGAATGTGGTTTATATCGGCGCAACATCTCTTGTGCCTGACCCTACATTCACCGGTGAAGATCTCTCAACATATGGCCGGCAAATGAGATATGCGGGGCTTCACCTGTTGGAGCTACCCGCAAAAGTGAATGTTGATGATCCTGACGCGCTTGACCCGCTTTACAAGATACAGGTGCAACACGAGAGTCAAAAGATGCAAGGTTCTACAATAAACGGCGGTGTTAGTGTATAATGTATCACCTAAACTCAACCCTATGTCATAACTCAGGAGTTTGACCAATGCCAACAAGCATCTTCTTCAACGGGCAGCGGCGGTTTCGCCCGTCAGTGTATGCCCGTGTTATCAATAATCTCACAGAGCAAGCCGCGCCCGCAACCGGCAATGTTGCGCTTGTTGGTGACTTTCCACAATTAAAGGCTGCAACGCCGGTGCGCTTCACGAATAGCCTTGACCTTGCTGATTATATGCGCGGCACAAATGGTGATCTTGATAAGATTGCGGGCTTGATGTTCAAGCCCCTTGAAGGTGACGGCACGATTGACAGTCTCACCATTGTCAGCGCGGGGTCATCTACTCAAGCAAGTACCACCAACGGCGGTTTAAAAGTCAAGTCGCGCTTGTTTGGTGCTGATGGCAACCGGTTGAAGGTCAAGATTGCTGAGAACGCTACTGATACCGCGCTTTATGATATTGAAGTGCTTGAGGGTGTTGTAAAGCGTGAAAGCGTGACCGGCCTTGGTGACGGTGCTGTTGCTTCAATCGAGTATGAGCCGGCGCTTGCAAATGAGGCTTTAAGCCGTGCAACGGTTGAGATTGACGCAACTGACTTCAGCATTGATGCCGGTGTTGACTACCTTGAAGCGTTTGTTCAAGCCGGCGGCAACTTGCTTGCTTCAAGCACACCGGCAAACGGCAACATCACTTTGACGCTTGGTAGCGCTCAATCTGCTGAGAGCACAATCACCATCACGGGGCTTGATCTTGCGGGCGCGGCGGCAACTGACGTGATCACGATTGCTTCAGCAGCCTTGCAAGGTGACACCTTTGTAACCACTAACAGTTATTCGAGCATCACCGCAATCACCGGCACGTCAACCGGTTCATTCACCGGTGACCTTGCGGTTGACTTCAACTTGTTCAGCAAAGCCCTTGCTAACATCACAAGCTTTGAGGACACCTTAAACGAGGTGAAGTCACTTGGTGATGATATGTCAGGCGCGTTCACTGTAAGCACCCCTGTGAAGACTTTATCAGGGGCTTCACTTGATGCGGTTGCAAGCTCTTCAATCTTCAACACCGCTGTATCTTTCAAGAATGATCTTGCAACCCTCATTGATTGGTTTGCGGGGTCAGCATTTGTTGAAGGTGAAAAAGTGAGCAACGCCGTGA